TCAAGGCATTGAGAGAATTAGAAATCAGGAAGCACGTAGCCAGAGAATCCTAGATGGTGACGAGTTTGACTGGGAAACATATTATCGTGAAAACAGACCTCAGTCAGTTCCTGAATATCACCAGAACAGGGTTACCGGTGAGGCACGTATAGAGGATGTGGAGAAAGCAATAGCATCAGGGATTCCTCAGGCATGGGCTGGTGCTAGGGGTGGGAATGCAATAACTACTAGGAAAGCACTTATTGCTATGATGAAAGAGCGGTATCCGTTAGCCCCTGATACATATGTTGAGTTAATGTTTTCTTACTGGGATTCGTCTTTTTCGTTACGGTTACTTCAGGATAACTACTGGAGGTCAAAGCATCCCGATATAGCGTTCAGGGCAGGAAGCGATGAAGATTTAGTTATGCAGCTATCTCTTGCCTCTGGTGCCCAGTCTAAGGGTACTTACGGATACACCAACTTCATCAGGAGAAAGATTCTTCCCGTACTGGAGCAGGGAGTCAAAGAGTCTCATATTGAAAGATGGATGCAGATTAAGCACTGGCGTACGCTGTTAGATATGACAGAAAACCCAATGCATCCTCTTCAAAGGAAAAACCTTCCTGACATAATCGACCCTGATACCAAAGATGTAATTAAAACAAAACAAGGTGACATAGCAACTTTAAGGGCAACTCTTGACGGTTGGGAACAACAGATTAGAAAAGAACTGGATGAGGTTGGGGAAAAAACCGGTCAGGAAAACATGTTTGATGTAATGAACGGTGCTGCCTTAGAAGCAGTAGAACAATACAAATTAATGCGTTCCAAGTTACGCAACGAAGGAATCATTTCTGAAGAGTACCATGATTATCTGGCAACGAACTTTGAGTGGTATAACCCTATTGAATACATGGAATACCAGCTTGATAACGCTACTAAAGATATTGGTAAGTTTAGAGATATTACGTCTAAAAACGGAAAGAATGTAACAGAAGATGGCATATGGGAACTTGCTAGTGAGCCTGATGTTCTAGGTGCGTTACCTCCCCTTGGGGAGACGATGCTTAGAAAGTTTATTAATACCGAAAACAGAATCGCACGTAACAGGGTAACCCGTCAGGTATCTAGGATGGCAGAAGAAGGGCAACTCATAAAAAATGTTAGTGATGATTTTAAAAAGGTAGACCCTAAAACAGGCGAAACGATTTTAACTAAGCCTACTTACCAGAAAGATTCAGGGTATTTTGTTTTCTTTGAAAATGGGGAAAGGCAAGTATACGGAGGAATGGATGGAGGGGCTGTACCTAAGTGGTTATGGGATTCTGTAAACGGCAGGTCTGGTTTAGCTATAGAAGGAGAAGACGCACTACTGCACACTCTTGCTTCAGCTAACGGATTCTTCCGTTCTGTATACACAACATATAACCCGTTGTTCTTTACAAGAAACGCCTTGCTTGACAGTTTTACTGTGTTTTTAAGGGCAGGTATCTTGCCAACTACAACTATGGCGAAAATGATGACGGGTATTTATAAGGCTGCCGTAGATGGAGAAGACCGATTACTTGATATGTTGAAGTCAGTTGGTGCCCATCAGGACAGGTACTACTCTGCAGACGTTACCTTTAGTCAAATCCAAAGAGAAATAAAACAGGCTGGACATAATGGTGCGACTTTAGTAGGACCTAAGACAAGCCCAAAACAGCTTTCAGAAATACTGCGTACTACCACTGGACCCAAGAAATTTATAAATAAGGTTAAACGAGCCGTACCTGCTACAGGTGCAGTTATAGAACAGGCTCCACGGCTTGCCGTTATGGAGAAGTCTTTAAAGAAACTTATTGGGAAAAAAGAATACAACAGGCTTATGAAACTTCCACGTGAGAAGTTTGAAGAGGAAATGTCGCTTGCATGGAGACCAGAATTTGACGTTAATGGAAACAGGATTGCTCAACCCGGACAGGGACTACCTAAAAGAAGAAGCCCCCTTGGCACTGAAGGTCCATTAACGGAAGCTGATTCTCCCATAATAGGGCTTATGGATTCTGACGAGTTAAAACATGCCGGGGCAAATGGGCTTGACGCTACACTTAACTTTGGACGTGGTGGAGATAAGATACGTAGGTGGAATAACTACATACTGTTCTTAAATGCTGCGATGGAAGGCACGAAATTACCTTGGAGAACTCTTGGTATTAACCTGCATCCTGACATAAGACCAGTAAGGAATCCTGAAGTAGGAGGACCTCAATGGGAGTGGGGAGTTAGTGGTAAAGAAGGTACAAAAGTAACTAGAGGTGTTATTGAATCCAGAAGGCGTGGAATTACAGGTAAAACTGCTGACATAGTAGGAGACCCAAGAAAAGCTGCGATGGTAATGGGCACGGCTTTAACTATGTACTGGGGGATACAGACCGGTTGGAATAAGCAGGAAACCTTTGATGGAGTTCCACTTTACTACGATATACCAGAATACATCAGGTATAACTCAATGGTATTTATGCTCCCGGCTGACAGGGACGAGGCTGGAGATTACATTCTGGACCCAATGACCGGAAGACCCCAGTTGAATTACCTAGTAATTCCGCATAAGTTAAGAGAATGGAACATGTTCTTCCAGTCTGCCACTCTCTTGGATGAGATAACAGACCAAGACATGCTGTTTGATAAATCTAAGTTTGCCTCTCAAGTATGGAATAGTACCTCTCCTGTAAGTGACTTGCCTGTACCTGAAGCCCTTATGGTATGGGGAGAGCAAATGAGTGGACAGGACTTCTGGCGTGATGCCCCTATAGTTGATGAAGAACTTCAGAACATGGAGGCGTCAGAACAGTTTGACCCTAATACATCTGAGACTATGAGGCTCATAGCAAATCAGATGCCAGATGTTGAGGTTCCGTTATTTAATATACCGCTAGATAGCCCACAGAGAGTTGACCACCTGTACAACAGTATTACAGGAGGGTCCGGGCGACTTGTAACTTCCATGACTGACTACCTGATAAATGCAGCACATGACCTCAGGAACCTAGAAAGTCGCCCAATGGAAGACAAGGTACAGGAATACCGGGAGATGGACAGGATAGGGCGCTCTGAGTTTAAGGCTTCATTGTCACCTCAAGAATATGATGCTTTTGAAAAAGAGTTACGAATGCCTAGAAAGGAGATACCTTTCTGGGATGCTATGAAGTATTCGTTCTACCCGGAACGTGGTGGTGGATTAAGACAAGCTGGTCGTGTGGCTACTGCAGAAGGCTTTAGAACTCCTGAAGGTAAACTTATATCTCAGGAACAAACAGACGAGGCAGGCAGGTTACTTAGTAAAGTAAGGCGTTCCCTTACCGAACAACAGATGGAAGATGATAGCAAGTTGGGTTCTTGGATGAAGGGAGAAAACATAAACACCCTGTCTCCTAAAGAGTGGAGAGATGCTAAGTCTGAGAAATGGGCTAAGTACGAGGGTGCTGAACTGGCTATATCAAACATCTACCATCGTTCTATATATGCTCAAGACGAAGAGACAAGGGGTGCGTATTACGACTCCCTGTACACAGCAGCCTGGAATATGTCAGACATGAGGACCGGGGTAGACATGCTGCTTGCTGGATACTATGCAATAGAGCCTGTTACCAGTAACCCTGAGGCTACTGACTGGAACGACTTTTTCCGGGCAAGAGACGAGTACATAGAAAATATCAGGCAGTCATCTTCTACGACAGGGGATGGGCTGTTTGAATTGTTTGAACGGGCTCTTGTTGCAAATGATACGCCTGCAGAAAAGACGTATGATAATGTCCGTAAAATGCTTGCACCTTACTGGAATGTAGGGGCTACGATTGATGACTTATACCCCGGAGGTAATGCGAGTCAAAGGTACCCACAACTTGCAGAGCAGTGGAAGACCTATAAGAACTTGGACAGGGGAAGGCAACAGCAGATGTATGACTCTACTCCTTTTATTCAGACCTTGGTTAAGCGTAGGTCCGAATTAAGAAAGCAAATGCTATTAACTAATCCAGATATGGACCTTGCTCTTGTGTTCTGGTATGGGGACTTCCACGAAGGCAAAACCCCTGACGGAATAAAGCTACACAGGAAGTATTACGGAAGTAGTCAAGGTGCCTTTACTCCACACGTACCTGTGTACAGTAATTGACACTAGGGTATACTATGGTTATTTTAAGGTCGAGGTAAATAATGGTTAATCAGGCAGAGCAACCAGAAAATACAAATGTTCCAGCACCTGAAACAGGTAACACTACTACTGATATAACTTCAGAGTTTGAAGGTGTAGATACCTTTCAGGATACTAGTACGCCTTCTGAAACTACGGATACCCCGGATGTTTCGGAACCTGCAGGAGAGGTGGAAACACCTACGGCAGATGCAGCTGTAACGGCTGAACCTGCAGTAAGTCCAGATGCTCCAGTACCAGACCCTCAAGTTCCCCAGCCTAACTATCAGGTTGATGAACTACAGAGACGTCTAACTGATATGGAGCAGCAGACACAGCAGTATCAGCAACAACAGTACCAAGCCCAGCTACAGCAACAGGCTGACCAGTATCAGCAGACACTTGAGCAACAGGGATATTTACCAGACCAAGCACAACAAATATCACAGAACTGGTTAGCACAAACTAATCAGACTGTGGCTCAGAGACAAGAATACGATAGACAGTTACAGTATTTGCAGGGACAATCAAATGCTGCAGAACATTTTGCAGCAAAATATGATTTGAAAATGTCAGACTTAAATACTCTGAAACAGTTTGACAATCCACAGTCGATGGAACAAGCAGCTAAAGAACTACAGAGAGTTAGAGGACTTGAGGAAGAACTTTCCACGCTGAAGGCAGGGAGAGTACCGTCTCAAAACTTTGACAATAGTCAGAGTACCCCGGCTGCGTCCAACGATGAGGATAGGTTGCTTGAGAGATACAATCAAGGTGATAGGTCTCAACAGGCACAAGCAGCAGCACGAAGGGCTGCTGGGTTAGGATAAAACTCAGTTAAACAAGGAGGCTTGTCGTGGCACAAACAGCGACAACGGGTAATCTTGAAAATGCCCAACGAATAATTATTAGTTCCGCTAGATACACAGAGGAGCATAACGCTCCAGCTTTGGCTTTGATTGAAAAGTTTACGCTACCTAAGGGAGCCAAGCAGGTTACTGTACCCAAGGTAGGACAGATGTCCATGAGTGACCTAGTAGATGGTCAGGACATAATTGACGAAGAAGAGATAGGGATGACAACTGTAGACCTTACCGCATCTGAGGTAGGGGCTAAGATTATTCTTACCGACAAACTCGTCAGGCAGTCTGCCCCTAACGTCTTCTCTATTATAGGAAGGCAGCTAGGTGACGGCATGGCACGAAAGAAAGACACAGACGTTATTGCTCTGTATTCTGCCTTGAACGGCGGTACAGACTTGAGTGCTGACGGACGCAGTATGACTACTGCCAATGTTCATGCAATCATATCTAACGCAAAAGCCAACAAGTTTGGTAGTCAGGTATATATTGTCCACCATCCAAACGCAATAGCAAATCTTTCCAAACAGTCCGCAACTACTGCAGATACTGCAGCAGCAGCAGGGCTTACAAATGGATGGAGTGTTGATTTGTTACAGAACTTCTACAGTGGACTACGACCAATCAATGGCGTATCCATATTTGAAGATGGAAATATCTCAAAGGTAGCTGGAGTTGATTCAGGTGTTGGTGTTATAGCTGACAAGAGTGCTATGGCTGCTCTTACCAGCGTAGATACCAGAACTGAACGACAGAGAGATGCTTCTCTCAGGGCTACAGAAGTTGTAATGACTTCTGATTATGGTGTATTTGAACTTGATGATACACGTGGAGCCCCGGTTACATTTGAAATTGGTGACCTTGCTACTAGCTAGTAGGAGATATTAATGGCTGGAATATCCGAAAGAAATCAGCAGAAAGTAGAGTTAGCCAACAGAGGCTTCTCTATGAAATATATAGATGAGTGGCAACCTAAGACAGTGCTGTACAGGCATAAAGCCAGTCTCAATGTTCAGGGTGAAGTTGTCAGAGATATAGGGACTACTGTTGAAGGAGTTCCCGGTAACCCTGATTACGTGCTACGTAAATCTAAAATCGGATTATTCCCTTGGAAACCAAATCAAACGTGTGAATGCAAGTGGTGTAGTGACGCTGACTGGGAAGCCAGTAAAGCCGAAATTGCTACCGGGTTTTGTGATATATGCGGACTCAAGGCAGAAGCCAAGAACACTGCAGGGGTATCTTCCAAGATAACTTTTCACAAACGTGCAAAACACAGCGAAGATGTATAATAGAATCCTGAGGGTTGTAACGATTGACCGTGACTCTCAGGGTTCTCTAAATAAATAACGGTTGGTCGCAGGGCTTGACCCTGTAACAAGTAACCTTGAAGGAGGTTTAAGATGTCTTTTCCGCAATCAATAATGGGAAAATTTGGCTGGGAGAAGTTAACTACTTCTGCCCAGAAACATAAACTTGGTACCCGAATGCAGATAGCTGATAGGGAATTTGTTTATGTTCAAGCAGGTGAAGCAATAACAGCAGGTTTATTGGTAGACGGCATGGCAGGAACTGCTGCCCACCAAGTTGACTTGGCAGTATCCGCTGCTTCAGCAGGAGCAACCACAGTAACCCTATCAGGCTCACTGACTATTGCCAAAGACCAGTACAAGGATGGTTGGCTTATCTTCAACGATGTTGAGGAAGAGGGTCATATGTACAGGATTAAAAGTAATACTGTGGTATCCAGTGCAACAGGATGTGTATTAACACTTGACGAGGAAGATGGGCTTGCAACTGCAATAACAACTTCTCAGCAGGTGGGAATATATGAAAACCCCCATAAAGAAGTAGAGATTCA